ATTGTTGTAGGTTCTACCGGAGGGCGAAAAGGCGGGGGTGAGCCGCACCGCATTTTTTTCTTAGTTAGACATTACCTTCATATTTACCAAAATATCAGCTACATACAAATTCACGGAAAATCATTCCCGCGTTTCCAAGACTCTGCGCTCTTATAGTAGTGCGGGAAAACGGGGGACATCATGGCGCGCTTCAAGCTGTTACACTACCTTAACCGGATCGTTTACGAAGATGATGAAATTGCAGTCAAAGGATTTTGCGGGGATGTGACCGGCGCAGGTTCGCGTGGTACGGTTTTCTTTTTTGTGTCGTATGGTCACATGACCGTTGATGGCTATCCGGTTTATACGGGAATGTACGGAACAGCACCGGCGCAAGATTTTAAGTGTATATCCCGTGAAGGTTGTTTGGCTATGATTGTTGTTGTCAAGCACTATAAAGGCATTTTTCAACTGTCCGGATCAGTAGAGACTAAAGGACGTTTACGGTATATCGACGGTTGCAGCAGCACGATGTTAGTATCACCTTTCAAGGACGGCGATCCCTCCTTGCACTACCTTCACTTTCCCAAGTTTACGAAACAAACGTTGCATACACACCCTTCAATCAGAATTGGTACTGTTTACGACGGGTTTGGGGTTTGTCGAACAAAACAAGGGAATATTGAGTTGAACCCAGACAGCATGTTTTTAATACACGCTAATGAGTTGCACGGATTTGAGACGCACGAAAACGAAATGAAGGTGGTAACTTTCCACCCTGAAACAACACTTGGATTGACAGATGAAACTCACCCTATGCTTAATAAAACGGTGATAGCTTGATAACTGAAACCGTAAACATTTCAGAATTGCATCCGGTTGAGGTGAATGTGAGGGTTCATCCTGTCCGGCAGATTGAAGAGTTGGCACGTGCCGTTAAAATGTTTGGCGTTACACGTCCGCTGATCGTTGATGAAAGTAATATAATTTTGGCGGGTAACGGCCTGTTTGAGGCTTGCAAACAGGCCGGAGTTGGAACTGTCCCCGTGTTACGGATGAGTGGTTTATCTGAAAATCAAAAGATAAAGTTGCAGCTATCTGACAACAAAGTATTTGAACTTGGGATTGATCATCATGCAAATATTATGCAGTTGATTAATGAGTTGGACGGCGATTTTGAAATTCCCGGTTACGACGAGGAGCTATTGCGTAAGCTGACTGAGGATGTAGACAAGGCAACGGAAGATACGATGAATGATTTTGGACGTATCAATGAGAATGAGGAGAAGCAATTCAGGGACGAACCTATTACTCAAGGCAACGAAAAAGAGGATATTTCCAGAGTGGAAACAACCACTTGTCCGCGTTGTGGGTTTGTGTTTGTATGAGGGTTCTTAGGGAATTAAGCGTAGATGTAGTAACCGCATCAAGACAGCGGATAGTAAACGTATTCGACAATGGTTTACCCGTATACCTTAGCTTCAGCGGAGGCAAAGACAGCCTTGTTTTGGCTCATTTGGTAGTTGAATTAGGTCGTAAAGGTGCAATTGATTTAAGACGTTTGCGCGTTGAGTTCATTGATGAAGAGGCTATTTTTCATTGCGTCGAAACTATTGTTAAAGAATGGCGCGAAAAGTTTTTGTTGTTAGGTGCGGAGTTTAGATGGTATTGTTTGGAGGTCAAGCATTTTTCTTGTCTTAATCAATTAGAGAACGATGAAAGTTTTATTTGTTGGGACAGGTTTGCATCCGATAAGTGGGTAAGAAGTCCACCTTCATTTGCAATTAGAAGTCACCCATTGTTGCGTTCCCGCGTTGACACATATCAACAATTTCTTGAGCGCATCAACGACGGAGTTCATATTACCGGAGTTCGAATCTATGAAAGTATGCAAAGAAGGTCGGCAATAAGCTGCAAGTTCGGAAGCTATACGCGCACAAAGACCGAACCGATTTATGATTGGAAGGACAGCGACGTTTGGTTGTATCTCAAAGAACATGATATAAAAATACCGGATGCCTATATATACATGTATCAAATTGGTATTGAGAACAGCCGGTTGCGTATATCTCAATTCTTTTCAATTGACACGGCGCACACGTTATCCCGTATGGCAGAGTTCTATCCTAACCTCATGGATGATATTTTACGCAGAGAACCAAACGCTTATATCGTATCGTTGTATTGGGATTCCGAGATGTTTAGAAGGCGTTCTCGAAAACGTAGAACGTTGGATGATGATTCGGAAATTGATTACAAGGATGAGGTTTTAAGGTTACTTTCAAACATACCGGAAAACTTTAATAGCAAAGGATTACGAAAGTCCGCCGAGTATGTTAAGCGGTTGCTCATACGTTGCAGCGGTCATTTGGACGAAACGGCATACCGAAAAGCGTATGATATTCTAATAGCCGGCGACCCTAAAAACAGAAGCATCCGAGCTTTGCAATCATCAATATTTCAAAGGTCAGCGCGAAGTTTAGAGGCCTGCAAAGTTGGAACAATCAGGGCAAGCTGATTTGCGAAAACCAATGTCGACTCTACATTGGGTTGATATTGATAAGCTAAAAGCAAATAACTACAACCCGAATCGCTTTTTACAATCGAATCTCGACTTGCTAAAACGAAGCATACTGGTAAACGGTTTGACACAGCCGATCGTAGTGCGTAAAGACTATACGATAATTGACGGATTCCACCGATACACGGTTTGCAAACAAGAACCGTTATTCGGAAAGCTATCCGGAAAAATAGCGGTTGTATTTGTTGAACACGATGATTCGGCAAATGACCGTTACGCGACTATTACCCACAATCGCGCTCGTGGAAGTCACACCTTAGAACCGATGAAGGCTATCATCAAAGGACTTTTGGTCAGTGGAAAAACGGTGGATGAAATAAGCATTGAACTTGGTATGAGAAGCGAGGAAATATTTAGATTATCAGATTTTTCTCGCTCACAATTCTTAGAGTTGATGGTGAGAAACGCAAAAAATTATTCGCCGGCAAAAGTTATAATTAAAGTTTAAGTAAGTTAGTATGAGCGATCAAATCGAATGGATTCAATTAGAAGATTACGCTAAAAGTGTTGGGGTACAGCCCGAAGCAATTCAATACGCAATAAAACAAGGTAGAATACCGTTATCTGCAGTGACTTATACAAAGGTTGGAGGAAGAAACGGGAATAACAAAAGAACACTCATTAACAAACGCGAAGCGGATATTGCTTGGGTAGAAACCGCAGATCCAACATCTCACAATAGGACAGAAAGAGGTAGGGAAGCTGTTGAACGCATCAAGGCGGAGTTGCAGGCCGATGGAGTGTTGCCGGCTTCGGGTTCATCAAAGGTAAACGATTATGCAGAGACAAAGAGAAAATACGAACATACGCGGACACTCAAAGCGCAGTTAGAACTCTTGGAATATCAAGGGAAACTCGTACAAAAAGACAAAGTATATAAGCAACTGTTTGAGGCGGGTCAACAACTAAGGGATGCAATTTTAGGATTGCCTTTGCTCATAAAAAGGAAGTTGGCGCAGTGCGGAGGAGACGAGTTTGAAATTGAGAAAATTTTGAATGAAGAGTTGACGAATGTTTTAAGCGCGCTGACTGAAATTTATAATCGTAAATTACAATGACTTGTGGATGACTTTGAAGTTGAAATATTAAGATTATTCCCTGAAAGCGAAAACGGTTTGTTAGACACGGTAGAAGGTTTTTTTCACGGATTACGGCCCGTTGAAATTATGACTGTCAGTGAGTGGGCTGACAAATACCGAATGCTATCATCTATTGCATCACCCGAACCCGGTAAGTATAAAACATCCCGAACACCCTACATTCGCGCTGTCATGGACGCGCTATCTGCTACTCAACCTTACAAAAAAATTGTTATGATGAAGGGGGCGCAGGTCGGCGCAACCGAAGCGGCAAATAACTTTGTCGGCTATGCAATGCACCTAAACCCTTCGCCTATATTGATGGTTGAGCCTACAATAGATATGGTCAAGAAGCTGTCAAAGACGCGCCTTGACCCTATGATAAACATGTGTCCCGAACTAAAATGTCTCGTATCTGAAAAGAAAAGTCGGGACAGCAATAACACTATGACGGAAAAAATGTTTCCCGGTGGTGTTTTAATCCTTTCAGGTGCAAACAGTTCTGCAAATTTGCGCTCACAGCCTGTTCGTTTCCTTATCTTAGATGAAATTGATGATTATCCTGCTGACTTAAACAAACAAGGATCTCCGATTGAATTAGCGCGCGTCCGCACATCCAACTTTCAAAACAGCAAGGTTTTCATACTTAGCACGCCAACAGTGTCCGGTTTTTCTGCTATTGAAAATGAGTTTGAACTAACCGACAAAAACTATTATCATGTGCCGTGTCCGCATTGCGGATGCAAGCAAACGCTTATTTGGTCGCAACTAAAATGGGATGAACATAAACCGGAAACGGCGTCTTATTGCTGCATACACTGCGGAACGCTTATAGATGAACGCTATAAAACTCAAATGTTTGAAGAAAAATCATCATCAAACATCAACGGCGCGGAGTGGATACCTTCCGATCCCGAAAAATCAAACAGAGAATCAATTGGATTCCACATTAATAGCCTCTATGCCCCTTTGGGTTGGAAATCTTGGAAAGATTTGGCTGCCGACTTTATCATCGCTACTAAAGACCCAATAAAACTTAAAGGTTTTATCAATACGAGGCTTGGCGAAACGTGGGCTGAACGTGGTGAGGCTCCGGCCTTCAAAAATATCTATAACAGGCGTGAAAACTACCAAATTAGCACTATACCCGGTGATGTAGCCTTCTTAACGTGTGGGGTTGACGTTCAAAAGGATAGGATTGAACTTGAAATAGTTGGATGGTGCAAAGGAAAACGCTCATATTCGATTGATTATAGAGTGTTGGAAGGCGATACTACGCAACCGGCTGTGTGGACAAAGTTGGGAGCGATTGTAGACGAGCGTTGGACGAGACCGGATGGCTCTGAAATGACTATCCGGATGATGGCCGTCGACAGCGGATTCAATACAACGCACGTTTACGACTTTTGCAGGCGATTTACGTCCCGCGTCATTCCAATTAAGGGACAAGATAATCTTAGAGAAGCATACGCACCACCCAAGCCCGTTGACGTTACCAGAGCGGGTAAAAGGATAGGTAAAGTTAGGGTTTGGCCGGTCGGTTCGTCGTTTCTAAAAGAGGAGCTATATTCGTGGTTGCGCTTGGAAAAGGACGAAAACGACGTCCCTCCGCCCTGCTATTGCCATTTTCCCGAATACGGGGAACATTTTTTCAGGTCAATTACGGCAGAGGACTTTGTCAGCAGGGTAAACAAGCGCGGATACATGCATACGGAGTGGGTAAAGAAATTTGACAGAAACGAAGCACTCGACTGCCGCATTTATGCGCGTGCAGCAGCCGCTATGGTCGGATTAGATCGTATGAAAGACGAACATTTTGATGCTTTGACAGGGAAGATAGCTCCCAAACCTGCTTATATATCTAAAAAAGAGGAAGATACTCCTATTGAATTGCAGCATATTCCACGTAAAATACCCCAAAGATCGCAAAGATACAACAATTATTGGAGGCGTTAAAACATGATTAAAGACACTAAAAGTAAAATTTTTATCGAAAAAAGTTTGTTGTATTGAAATAATGCGTATTTTTGCGGAATGGAAACTGCAAGATTCACGCTTGAACAGTACGTAGCAATCAAAAACGCGGTTGCAAACGGAACGCGAACGGTCACATACGGAGATAAGAGTGTGACGTATCAAAGCGTTGCGGATATGCTTAAAGTATTGGCGATTATTGAGGAGGATTTATTCCCTGAACGCCGTCAACGTAGAAGGTTTTTGGCGCGCCATAATAGGGGTTTCTTTGTAAATGATACGGCATGAAGATTTTTGGGTACAACATAACCAGGATAAAGCCTAAAGCGACTAAAAAGCGTGTTTATGAGGCGGCGGACAGGGGTAGACGTGGTTTCCCGCTTCGTCTTGCAGGTTCGACGAGTGCAAATACAGAAGTTGTCCGTTCATTAACCACATTACGAGACAGGCATAGGCACTTAGTTAGGAATAATTACTGGGTTTACAGGGCCGTGCAGGCTATCGTAAATCACACCGTTGGAGAAGGGATTAGGCCTGCTCCTACCGGTAGCCTAAAAGAAAATAAATTGGTGAAAACTATTTGGCACGATTGGGCGGGGACAACCAAATGCGATTGGTATGGGAAAAATAACATCTACGGTTTACAGGCTTTGGCGATGCGTTCTATTGTTGAGGGTGGGGATGTAGTTATATACCTTCGCAAAATTATCCCTGAAAACCCTACCGACCTTCCTATAAGATTACAACTTTTGGAAGGCGACTTTCTTGATATAACGCGAAATGGTCTCATTGGTGATGGTATAGCCCGAATGGGCGTTCAATATACGAAAGAAGGTCTTTTGATCGGCTACTGGTTATGGGAAAACCATCCTGGAGAGCCTTTTAGCTTTTCGCCTCAAGCAGAAAGTAAATTTGTATCAAAAGATTTGGTATTACACGCCTTTGAAGTTTTGAGGATAGGACAAGCGCGCGGAGTGCCGTTTGGCGTGTCGGCACTCATGCGCACCTCTGATTTGTCTGATTATGAAGATGCACAACTACTTAAACAAAAAGTAGCGGCTTGTATGGCAGGATTCATAACTTTGCCTCCGGGCACGGGTGACATTGTTAGGCCTGAAAATGACCA